GGCATTGCCATCGTGATTGATGCGCTGCGCGGTGTGATCCAGATGGCCAAGGCGGTCATGGGCAGCTTCGAGGCGGTCTGGGCCGACATCGAGTTGCTCGGCACCTTTTTGGCCGGTGGCAAGGGCTTGAACCCGTTCTCCGAGGAGAACCAGGCCACCCTCAAGACCGCATTGGAAAAACGCAATGCGATCGTCGAGAAGGCCAACCAGACTTACGTTGACTTGTGGAAGATGCCCTTGCTCGCTGATGCGGTCAAGGAACGTTTCGATGCGATCAACAAAGGTGAAGCAGAGGCTGCGTCTGAAGCCAAGAAACCCAAGCTCAATTACAACTCGGCCACTGGTGCGCTCACGGCTGCGGCAATGGCCAAGATCGAGAGCGACATCAAACAGCTACAGGGCTTGACCGATGTTGAAACGGGGATTCTCAAAGATCGTCAGAAGATCATCGATCTCTATGAGAGTCAGGGCTTCATTACCTACAGGGAAGCCAGCGAAGCACGCCTGAATGCTCAACAGGACTTCACTGACCGCCTCGCTGAAATCTATGCACAGGAGGAGTCGATCCTGAAACGAGGCTTGGCCACTGTGGCCAAGACCACCCAGGACAAGCTCAAACTCCAGGACAAGCTCTCTGAGATCACCCTGCGCCGGGAAAAGCTCGAGCGCGAGGCCCAACAGACCAACCTCGAGCGAGAGATCAAGCTGCCGGGCGAAACGCTCAAGGACCTGCAGGAGCAGGTGGCCAGGAGCCAGGGTCAGCTGCGCTCGACCGAGGAGCAGATCAAGGTACTGCGCGAGACGGGCTCGATCAGCGAGCTCGATGCATTGCGACGTCTGTCGGCTGCGCGAAAGTCCAGTGCGGATGAGCTGGCCGACTTCGCGGCCAAGGCACGGGAACTGGTGGAAGCCACCCCGGGCAATGACAAGTTGGCCGAATCCTTCCGACGCATTGAAGAAGCTGCCCGTCAGGCGGCCGATGGCGCGAAGCTACTGGGTCAACGGGCGCTGGAGTTGTCAGACCCAGGCGCTGGGTTTGCCAAGGCTCTGCGCACGCTCGGGGAGGAAACCGAGCAGGTGGGCAAGCAGATGGAGGCGGTGACCACCAAGGCTTTCAACGGCATGACGGACGCACTCACCAATTTTGTGATGACGGGCAAGCTCGACTTCAAGTCGCTGGCCACCTCCATCATCTCGGATCTGATCCGCATCCAGATCCAGCGCGCGGTCACGCTGCCCATGGCCAAAGCACTCGGCAGTCTGTTCGGTTTTGCCGATGGCGGGGTCATGACCTCATCGGGGCCCTTGCCACTGCGGGCGTACGCCAGTGGCGGTGTGGCCACCACGCCGCAGTTGGCGGTCTTTGGCGAGGGCTCCATGGCCGAGGCCTATGTGCCGCTGCCCGATGGCCGCTCCATCCCCGTGACCATGAACCAGTCCGCATCCGGGGGCGGGGACGTTTTCAACATCTCGGTCAATGTGGCTGAGGGGGGAGTGACCAGCAGTGCCGGTCAGGGTAAAGACCTGGGGCGAGCGATCTCCAGCGCAGTGCGTCAGGAATTGCTCAACCAGAAGCGGGCCGGTGGCCTGCTGGATCCGCGTCGGCAGTGATGTGTTGAAGGATTTTTCATGGCGCTATTTACATGGATCGCCTCGATCGGGGCATCCCTCACCGTCAAACCCAATGTCCGCAAGGTCTCCTTTGGAGATGGTTATGAGCAGCGCCTGGCCTACGGCATCAACACCCAGCCTGAGGTCTGGTCGCTTGAGTTTCGGGGTAAGTCCACGGTAGAGGCTGCTGCGATCGACAACTTTTTGCGCGCACGGGGCGCGGTGCAGTCCTTTGACTGGACCACCCCGAGCGGTATCACGGGCAAGTTCCTCTGTGAGGAATGGAGCCGCAGCATCGAAGAACCCAATCTGGAAAACATCCACGCCACCTTCCGTCAGGTGTTTGATCTGTCATGACCAGCCAAGCCATCACCTCAGAAATTCAGAAGCTGGCCCCCAGTGCGGTCATCGAGCTCTTTGTGCTGGACCTGTCTCTCTTCAACGAGGGGGTGGTTCGGTTTCACGCGGGCACTAATGAGCTGCGCCGTCAGGTGGTCTGGCAGGGCAACACCTACGAGCCGTTTCCCATTCAAGCCGAGGGCTTCGAGTTCAACGGCAACGGGCAGGTGCCGCGCCCCAAACTCAAGGTGGCCAACGTTACTGGCACCATCACCGCGCTCATCCTGTCCTACCAGGACCTGGTGGGGGCCAAGGTCACTCGCAAGCGCACGCTCCTGAAGTACCTGGACGCGGTGAACTTCGCCTCAGGTGACAACCCCACGGCCGATCCTTCAGCTGAGTTTGCCGACGATGTGTATTTCATTGATCGCAAGTCGCGTGAAACGCGGGACGTGGTCGAGTTCGAGCTGGCCGCAGCGTTTGATCTGGAAGGGGTGTCATTGCCCCGGCGGCAGATCGTGCAAAACGTCTGCCCCTGGCAGTACCGGGGTGCAGAGTGCGGTTACACCGGCACCGCGTACTTCAACGCCAATGACGAAACCGTGAGCTCCCGAGCGCAGGACGCCTGTGGCAAACGCCTGGTGTCCTGTCAGAAACGCTTTGGCGTGAACGCCGAACTGCCCTTTGGCGGGTTTCCTGCAGCGGGGTTGATCCGGTGATGCAGGGGGCCAACCAAACGCTGGCGCTGGCGCATGCTGCTCGGGAGTTTCCCCGCGAAGCCTGTGGCCTGCTCGTCATTCACAAGGGCCGGGAGACCTATGTCCCGTGCCGAAACATCGGCGTGGGTACCGACCAGTTCGTGATCCACCCCGAGGACTATGTGCGCGCCGATCAGCTTGGCGAGATCGTGGCTGTGTTTCATTCCCACCCCAACTTGAGCCCTGAGCCCAGCCAGGCCGACCGGGTGGCTTGCGAAGTCACGGCGCTGCCCTGGTTTATCGTGAGTTTCCCGGCCGGGCACTGGACCGAGTTGCAGCCGCAAGGCTATCTCGCCCCGCTGGTCGGGCGCGAATGGTCCCATGGTGTGCTCGACTGCTACTCGCTGATCCGGGACTGGTACGCCCAGGAGCGCGGCATTGACCTGCCAAATTTCGCACGCTTTGACGATTGGTGGAAGCGCGGCGGGAACCTGTACCTGGACAACTTCGCTGGCGCAGGCTTCCATGTGGTGGAGGCCTCCGACATGAACCCGGGAGACGTCCTGCTGATGCAGGTCGCATCGCCAGTACCGAATCACGCTGCCATTTACCTGGGCGACGGACTCATCTTGCACCACCTGCAGGGCAGGCTTTCCAGTCGCGATGTCTATGGCGGCTACTGGCAAAAGATCACCACCCACACCCTGAGGCATGAATACCAGCATGGTCACGATCCTTCTTCTCGGTGAACTGGGCAAGCGCTTCGGGCGCCGCCACAAGATGGCAGTCGCGTCAGCCGCTGAGGCTGTGCGCGCCCTGTGCGCCAACTTCTCCAGTTTCGAGCGTGAGCTGGTGGCCTCGGGTGAGCGCGGGGTGGGCTACCGGGTACTGGCCGGGCGTGATGCTTTGACCCTGGACCGGTTACACGAGCCCAGTGGCCAGCAGCGCATCACCATTGCCCCGGTCGTGTCCGGTGCCGGGGGCAATGGCTTGGGCCAGATTCTTTTGGGTGCTGCGCTGATCGCCGTGTCCTGGTGGAACCCAATGGGCTGGGCGGCGGCAGGGTCGTTTCTGTCGCAAGCCACCCTGTATTCAGTGGGCACTTCCATGATTTTGGGCGGTGTGGCCCAGATGATTGCTCCAACGGCCAAGGCGCAGGACCCGTCCGAGCGACCTGAGAACCAGCCCAGTTATGTCTTCAACGGGGCGGTCAACACCACGGCGCAGGGCCATCCCGTGCCCGTGGGTTACGGCCGGCTCATCGTCGGTTCGGCCGTGATCAGCGCGGGGATTGATGTGGACGAGATCGCAGTATGAACCCTCCTGAGTCTGGATTGATCATTGGCGCAGGCGGTGGCGGCAAGGGTGGAGGCGGCAGCGCCCGTGTGGCGCAGGAAGCGCCGGACAGCCTGCGCTCCAAGGCTTATGCCCGGGTGGTGGACCTGGTCTGCGAGGGGGAAATCGAAGGGCTGGCCGCTGGCCTGCAGTCGGTGTACCTGGATGACACCCCCATCAAGAACCCTGACGGCAGCTACAACTTCACCGGCGTCACGCTCGAAACACGGCCTGGCACCCAGCAGCAAAGCTACATCCCTGGCTTCTCCTCAGTAGAAAACGAGGTGGCCGTGGGCGTGGAGTGCAAGGCCAACCAGCCTGTGGTGCGAACCATCAACGATCCGGACGTGGATGCCGTGCGCATCAAGGTCAGCATCCCGACCCTGACGCTGCAAGACACCACCAATGGAGACCTCAACGGAACCTCGGTCAGCTACGCGATCGACGTGCAGGCGCGCGGAGCCGGGTATGTCCAGATTCTGGCTGACACGGTCTCGGGCAAAACCACCTCACGCTACCAGCGCAGCTACTACATCCCTTTAATCGGCACCGGTCCCTGGGATGTGCGCCTGCGCCGCATCACTGCCGATTCGACCCAGACCAGCCTACAGAACAAGACGTTTCTGGAGTCCTACACCGAGGTCATCGAGAGCAAGCTGCGCTACCCCAACAGCGCCCTGATGGCACTGCGGGTGGATGCCTCTCAATTCACCTCAATTCCTCGGCGCAGCTATGACCTCAAACTCCTGCGCGTCCGGATTCCCTCGAACTACTTTCCCGAGACCCGCTCGTATGCCGGGGTTTGGGACGGAACCTTCAAGGTGGCCTGGACGGACAACCCAGCTTGGTGTTTCTATGACCTGGTGACCAGCACCCGCTACGGGCTGGGCAGCTTCATCCCCGAGTCGCAGGTGGACAAGTGGGCCCTGTACCGGGTGGCCCGTTACTGCGACGAACTGGTCCCCAACGGACTGGGCGGCTATGAGCCGCGCTTCACCTGCAACCTGTACCTGCAAAGCCGCGAGCAAGCCTACAAGGTGGTGCAGGATATGGCCTCAATCTTTCGGGGCATGGCCTACTGGTCTGGCGGAGCAATCACGGTCACTCAGGATGCGCCCCAGGATCCCGTTTACCAGTTCACGGCTGCCAATGTCATCGGTGGCGAGTTCGCCTATCAAGGATCGTCCGCCAAGGCTAGGCACACCGTGGCCCTGGTCAGCTGGGTGGATCCGGATGATTTCTACCGCCAGAAGGTGGAATACGTCGAGGACATGGCAGGGATTGCCCGCTACGGCGTGGTCCAGGCCGATGTGGTGGCCATGGGATGCACGTCACGTGGCCAGGCCAACCGGGTTGGCAAGTGGCTGCTGTATTCCGAGCAATCCGAATCGGAAATCATCACTTTCCGCACAGGGCTGGAAGGCGCTGTTGTTCGTCCCGGCGATGTCATCAAGGTTGCAGACAGCAGCCGGGGTGGCCTACGCTTGGGTGGACGCATCGCTGCGGCAACCACGGTGAGCGTCACGCTGGATCAGGACCTTCCCGCCGGTTCGTGGCGCATCTCTGTGCTGCTGCCCACGGGTGCGGTGGAGGAACGCCAAGTCGGATCCCTCTCTGGACGCACGGTTGGTGTGACCAGCGCATTTTCCACAGCGCCTCAGGCGGGTGCCATCTGGGTGCTAGCCTCCACGCAGGTGGAAGTCCAACTGTTCAGGGTGGTTCAGGTTGCCGAGAGCGAGCCTGGCATCCACGAAGTGACGGCGTTGGCCCACAACCCTGACAAGTACGGTGCGATCGAGCAGGGTCTGGCCCTGCAGCCGCGAGACATCACAGTGCTTTCGAGCACGCCTGCAGCGCCCACGGGCTTGGTGGTCACCGAGAGCCTGTACCGAGTCAAGGACCAGGCCCTCGTGCTCATCCAGGTGGGCTGGGAGCAGGTCTTCGGCGCGCTGGAGTACCAGGTGAGCTACCGGGTCAATGGCGGCAACACTGTCACCTTGCCCCGGGTCTCGAGCTCCTACCTAGAGATCCGCAACGCCGAGGCTGGGGACTATGTGTTCACGGTGAGGGCGGTGGGAGTGTCCGGCAAGCTCGGAACCTCGGCCACCCTGAGCCAGGCCATCCTGGGCAAGCTGCAGCCCCCGGACGATGTGCAGGACTTTGTGGTCCTGCGCCGCACGACCGATTTGATGCTGAGCTGGAGCGCCAACACCGATGCCGACTTGGCCGGGTACGAGGTTCGCGTAGGCACGGGCTGGGATGCAGGCACTCTGGTTGGGCAGACCGCTGGCACCCAGCTTGTGCATGATCAAAGCGAATCGGGACAGTACAACTACTTCATCCGGGCGTTCGACACCTCGGGCAAGTACAGCCAGCACGTCACCACCTTTCTGTTGACTCTGCTGGCACCTGCTGCGGTTCGACAGTTCGATGTGGTGCAGTCTGCTAACCGGCTGGAGTTTCGGTGGCTGCCCAATGCTGAACCCGAAGTGGTGGCCTATGAACTGCGCGAAGGCACGGCCTGGGACACTTCGATCTTCATCGCCGAGGTCAAGTCGAGTAGTTTCACGCTGCCCTCCGGTTTTGATGGTGAGCGCAGTTTCTGGATCAAGGCGATCGCATCGCCCGGCATCTACTCGGATGAGGCCACCTTTGTCTCTACCGTGGTGGCCCAGCCGCAAAACGCCAACCTGCTGGTCACCATCGATGCACAGGCTACCCGGTTCCCCGGTGTGAAGCACTTTGCCTCAGTCGAGTCGGTCAACAGCGAGGATGTGCTGCGCATGGACAGCGGTGTGGCGCAGTCGGAGTACCTCTTCGAGGTGAATCTGCCCACCAGCTACCGGGCCCAGAACACGCTACTGGCCAGCATCGGGGCCACTTTGGACGACCGAGAGACCTGGTCAACGGCGAACTATGTCTGGAGCAGCAATGCGGCCAAACGGCAGTGGACTTATGACGGTGCTTTGAAGAGCATTGAGGCCCGGTTTCAGATGGCGCGTGAGGATGCGCTGCAGGCCGGAGAGCTCTATGGCTGGCGCCTCAACGGGGCGTTGTCGGGGTATGGAAGCCCGGGTAGTGGAGAGTCCGTTGGCGTGAGCTATGGCGACGGGCGCTACGGCAGCGGGGTGCTGGTCAAGGACACGACCCGGGTTTCCTGGGCCGTGAACATCCCCGGCATCTTCCATGTGAGCTTCTGGTTCATCCCCAACCAGATCACCACCTCGGTCATCTGGACAGCCTCCGGATCAGGGGTGAGTCTGCTGGTTGGCTTTGATGCGGTGGCGGGTTCCTTCTTCCTGGAGGACCAGCTCTTCAACCGGATCGTGGTGCCATACCCCGTGAACGTCAGCGACCGGATCTGCCTTGGCGTCTGCCAAACAGCCACCGAGCGCAGGCTCTTTGTCGGAAAGATGGGCGGCGAGGTGCAAAGCGCCAGCAAAGCATTGGCACCCACGGCCGGATACACGGCACTCAAGCTTTATTGAACGGGGAATCCCCCAAACACGGGCGCTGCATCGCAAGGTGTGGCGCCCATTTCATTTGCAAACCCCAAAGAAAGGGAATGACCCATGATGGAAGAGGGCATGAGCATCAAAGGCTCGATTACGCTGGTGCTGGCCAAGCCCACGGGCGAGGTCGAAGTGGTCCACAAGGACAACATCATCGTCAACGGCGGCTTTGACTTCGTGGCCGACGCGATTGGCAACTCGGGCAGCCGACCTGGCGTCATGGGCTGGATCGCAGTGGGCACTGGCACCACCGCTGCTGCCGCAACGCAGACCGCACTGGTCACCGAAATCAAGCGCAACGCGGCCACTTACGCCCACACTGCTGGCACCAAGGTGTTCACCTTCACGGCCAGCTACGCGGCGGGCGACGCCACCGGGGCACTCACGGAAGCGGGCGTTTTCAATGCTGCCACGGCAGGCATCATGTTCGACCGGGTGGTCTTCCCGGTGGTGAACAAGGGGGTGGACGACAGCCTCACGGCCGTCTTTACCTTCACCATGAGCTGATCGGGCGCCTGAGATGGCCGAGACCGTCAACGTCTCCAGCTCCCCGGGGCCCAATTACAGCTGGTCCTCAGGCACGTTCACCTGGGGGAGTGCCACGGCAGGCAAGAACTGGTCAACGGCTTACCCTGCCGTCTACGCCCTGAGCGTGGCCACGGACCTGAGTTTTGCCGAGCTGGTTCAGAAACTGGGCATCAAGCGAAGTTCAGAGACCCTGGCCTTTGCAGAAAAGCCCAGTCGGGCGGTGACCCTCAGCAAGTTCGAGACCTTGAACTTCGTGGAGACCTACACCGACCTGATCGCCTTCGTGCTGCGTTTCGTGGAGTCGCTGACCTTCTCGGAGAAGTACGCCCGCTCCGGCACCAAGGCAGTGTTTGAGGTGTTTCAGGTGGCCGAAGGGCTGGCGCGGCAACTGGCCCTGCGCAAGTACGAAACGCTGGCGCTGGCCGAGACCTACACGGACCTCATTGCCTACATCCTTCGCGTCGCAGAAAACCTGAGCTTTGCAGAAAAGTCAGCCAAGGCCATGACCAAGCCGCAAGGCGAAAGCTTTGGCATGAGTGATGCGCTGGCCCGCTCGCAGGTCAAACGGGTGGCCGAAGCCTTCTCGTTTGCTGAAAGCCTGGGCCGAACGGTTGCTTATCGGTTGGCCATAAGCGAAGGCTTTGCCATCGCCGAGGCGCTGCGCCGGGCCCAGACCCTGAAGCTCAGTGAAGCCCTGAGCCTGGCCGAGCAGTACCGGCGCCGGGCCAATGGGGTGATCAGCGACATGATCGTGGCCAGCACCGAGATCACCGCGCAGGACTTCATGGACATCCTGGAGTCGGGCCATCCGCCCGGGTACACCAACTTCCGGGATTTCATCCAAGGCGACTACACCTACCAGCGAGCACTTTTCAGGGCGATCCTGACTTCGAGCAACGCGGACAGGGGCTACATCGATGGCCTGCGCGTCACGGTGGACGTGCCTGATGTGTTTGACCGGGGCACGGCGCAGGTGGTCACAGCCGCCAATGGCGTGACCGTGGTGTTCACCAGGCAGTTCCGCGTGGCACCTGAAGTCACGCTGACTTTCAAAGGTGGCACGACCATCGCCGTCCCCCGAATCCTGGGTTCGGTCTCCATCACGGGCTTCACCGCTGTTCTTGAAAACACCTCTGGCACACGCGTGACCGGGGCCATCTCCTGGGTCGCACAGGGTTACTGAAGAGAAACCAAATGCAGAACTACACCGAAATCCCATCCTCCACGACGCTCTCGGACTCCTTGTCCCAGATCCTGAACAACGACAAGACGGCGTTGTCTCTCTCCAGTGGGACGTCATTCCCGACCGTGAACCTGCAGCAGGGCATGCCGTGCTTCAGGACCGATGAGCAAAAGCTCTACGTCCTTACCGTGGTCAGTCCCGCCACCTGGAAGATGGTCATTGACCTATCCGCCACCGTGGGCAAGGTGGCCAATGCGGACCTGCTGGACGGAATTGACTCGACCGGCTTTGCGCTGGCCGGGCACAACCATGATGCGGCCTATGCCGCGCTGGGCCACAACCACAACGCCACTTACCTGGGCATCACTGCCAAGGCGGCAGACGCGGACAAGCTTGATGGCCTGGACTCCACGGCCTTTGTGCGCTCGGTCAATGGCAATGCACCGGATGCCACTGGCAATGCCACTGTGCCGATCGATCTGTCCAGCCGGGTGGCCAAGACCGGAGACACCATGTCCGGAACGCTCACGGTGCCGCGCTTGCAGATCTCCAGCACGGCCAACTACCTGGACATGGTGGACCAGGATTGGGGTACGCGCTACCTGCACCACAACCAGGGGCTCATGGGATTTCTGAAATCCGATGGCAACTGGGACATGTACATGAACAACAGTGGCCAGATGTGGACTGCCAATTACGGCTGGCTGCATGACTACTTCTTCAGCACCATCGCCAACTGTTTCATCGGTAATTGCCCAGGCAATACGGGCAACTGCAGCCCAGTGAGCAACAACGCTACAGCCGTTCTTTCCAACTGCGGTAGCGCAACTTTTGTCCGCGATGAGCTGGTGGACAACGGCAGTCAGATCGCTGTGCGAAGAACTCAATACAACTTCAACTGCAATTGCAATTGCAACTGCGATTGCTACTGCTAACCCAGGGAGCCATATGAGCGCTGTGAACAAAATCTTCCCGGCCCCGGTGCTGCGCATCCAGGAGCTGCTGAATGCCTCGGAGGTCGCTCAGGCATCAGCACTGGCCCTCAAAGCCAATGAGCGCCTGAACGACCACCAGGTGCCGTATTCGCGCACCTACCGCGACAGCCTTGACTTCATGTATCCGGAGTTCTTCAAACCGATCTTCCGACGTCTGCGACGGCACATAGAGGACGAGTTCAAGTGCAACGTCAGCGGCATGGTCGGGCGCGAATCTATTTTTCGCTACGGCCAGCACTTACCGTTTCACACCGAGCCACATGCCGACATTTCCTGCGTGCTGTGGCTCGACTTTCCGGCCAAGCCTGACCCCACCAAGCGCGACTACTCGGGCATGTTCTGCCTGCACAACCCACACCTCCTGTTTGGCGGCCGTGCAAGTGGGGTGTTCGGAAACATCAACCACATGGAAATGCCTGCGCCTGGCGATGCATTTGTTTTCCCATCGCACATGCCGCATTTTGTCTTCCCGTACAACGGCGAGCGCCCAGGTGTGGAACTTCACTTTGAAATGCTCGCGGAGGCCGCATGAAGCTCATTACCTTCGGCACCAGCGTTGACGAAAGCAAAGCCGTGCGGGTCGAGATGACCGCAGACGGCTACACCGTTTCATTTGCTGCCGCATCCATCGACATCGGGGAGCACTTGTTCAAGCAGGGCGAACTGCAGTTCCTGATGTATGGGAAGCAGTATGAAAACGAGGTCATCGGGATCGTGTCGCAGCGTGAATACGTCGACAGCCGCGATGGCCTCACGATTCTGGCTCAGCACGGCCTGACAGATGGCCTGGGCTGGTTCTATTTCGGTGACAGCGCCAAAGAGGCCTGCCTGTGCATCACAAAAGCCCTGATGGCCCAGTGCCCATTTGACGTCGTGCAACCGGGCAAGCCAAGAGATGTTCTGCCAGGCATCTTCCCGGGGAGCGACAAGCTGGGGACGCGCAACCTGGCCAAGATCGAACTCCTGCGCAAGATAAACCCGCTTGACAGTCTGGCCTCCCTGGAGAAGCAGGTAGACCTGCTCAGCGCACTGGTCATTCAGCTGGCTGGGCTGGTGCCTGGCCATGAGGCCATCGGGCTGGTCGAGCAGGTCCAGCACATCATCGACGATGCCAGCGCCAATGCTGGCAAGACCGACGAACAAACCGTCGCGAGCGTCATGTCCTTCAAAACGTCGCTGCGCCAAGCGCAGGCCGATTACTTCGCTACACGCGACGGAGCTGTCTGATGGCCAAATTCATTCTCACTGCCTTTAACCCCGCCAATGGCCATCGCACCCGCTTGCACTACGACAACGCTACCAGCGAGCTGACCAGCGAATCAGGTGAGTCACTGGTGCAGGCAGTCGAAGTCGCAGCACGCGCAAATGCTCCCGCAGTCTCCAAGCAGACACCGCTGGCCAAGTCCAGTCCGAGCATGCTCAAGATTAGCCTGGGCTTGTCGTGCAACTACGCGTGTGAATACTGCTCGCAGCGTTTTGTACCGCGTGCTGACGAGACCAATCCCGGCGATGTGCAGGCCTTCGTCGACGGCCTCGATAGCTGGGTGACGAGTCCGCCCGAGAAGGTCGAGTTCTGGGGTGGCGAGCCCCTGGTCTACATCAAGACCATGCGCCCCCTGGCCGAGGCCATCAGGTCCAAATTCCCCAACGCTGAACTGTCCGTCATCACCAATGGCTCACTGCTCAACGATGACATCAACGACTGGCTCGATCGCATGGGGTTCAGTGTCGGTATATCGCACGATGGTCCTGGCCAGCCTGTGCGTGGCCCCGACCCGCTGCAGGACCCCGAGCAGCGCGCCGCCATCATGGCGCTGTACGCTCGCCTTGCCCCACAGCGGCGCATCAGCTTCAACGCGATGGTCAACCGCGAGAACGCATCGCGCGCGGCCATCCAGCGCTTTTTCATCGAGCTGACCGGCGATCCAGCGGTGCCCATCGGAGAGGGCAGCTTCGTCGACGCCTATGACGAGGGAGGCATTGCCCATTCGCTGCGGCCAGGTGAACTGCACGCCTACCGAAATTTGGCCTTCCACGAAATCCGTACCGGCCAAGCGGCAAACGTCCAGGCGGTGAGTAGCAAGACGGCCAGCTTCGTCAACTCCATCCGTAGCCGCCGTCCGGCATCCAGCCTGGGCCAAAAGTGCGGCATGGACAAGACGGAGAGCATCGCCGTCGATCTGCGCGGCAACGTGCTGACCTGCCAGAACGTGAGCGCGGCCAGCACCGCGCCCAATGGCCAGCCCCACCACATCGGCCATGTGTCGGACTTGGCTGCCGTCAAGCTCAATACCGCTACGCACTGGAGTAAGAGAGAGAACTGCCCGAGCTGCCCGATGCTGCAGATTTGCCAAGGCTCCTGCATGTTCTTGGAAGGTCCCCTGTGGGATCGGTCCTGCGATAACGCCTTCTCTGATGCAGTGCCCATCTTTGCCGCCGGTATCGAGTTTCTCACTGGGCTGGTGCCTTTTCACATCGAAGGCGAGCTGCGAGATGACCGCAAGGACATCTTTGGATTTTCTGAGCAGGTGAAACCATCGCGAGATAGACCGCCCAGGGTCTTTCCGATCCCGGTCGTCGCAGCCTGAACTGACCGTACCGTTTTTAAACCGCCGCCATGGTTCGCCCTGGCGGCTTTTCTTTTGGAGAAACGAATGCCAGAACCTACAAGCAGCGGGGTCGCCGGAGCAGCGGTGGCCTACAAAGCATTTGGTGGAACCGCCGCAGCGGCAGCCAGTGGAGCCACCCTGGCTGCAGTGGTGGTCATGTTGATGACGCCACCTCGCAACAAACGGGAGTGGGCCGTTGGGCTGATCAGCACCGTGGTGTCCAGCATCGGCGGTGGCGCCATGACCGTCGAGCACTTTGGACTGCACCACTGGGCGTTCTCAACCATGGGGCTGTGTGCCTTGGGTGGGTTGATCTTTGCGTGTGGCCTGCCAGGGTGGGCAATGGTGCGTTGGACCTTTGCGTTCATCGACAAGCGTCGGGATGACTCGATCGACGAGGTGGCCAAGGAAGTGAAGGGGATGCTGTGAATCCCAGTGAATTCATCATGCGGCTCACCACGGCCGCAGTCGCGTCATTCAAAGCCACGGGTGTTCCTGCCAGCATCACGATCGCGCAGGCCGCGCTTGAATCTGCCTGGGGAGAATCTGGCCTTGCGAGGAACGGCAACAACCTCTTCGGCATCAAAGCTGATAGCCTCTGGCGCGGTCAGACCCTGACCCTGAACACCAAGGAGTTCATCAAGGGGCAGTGGGTGGTGGTGCCAGCCCTTTGGCGCAAGTATCCGAGTTGGCAGGCCAGCATCGACGATCACGCCACGTTCCTCAAGCGCAACCCCCGCTACAAGGCCTGCTTTGCTTGCACCACTGCCCAGGCGTTTGCCAAGACGCTGGCGCAGGCAGGCTATGCCACCGACCCGGCTTATGCGGACAAGGTCATTGGCTTGATCAAGCAGCACAACCTACTGTCTCTGGACGGAGGTGCGGCATGAACTGGCTCAATCGATTCTTGCTGGCCAACTGGTCACACATCTTTGACGCACTTCTCTTGACCATGGCGCTGCTTTGCGGGATGCAGGTTGGCGAGTCCCGTGTCCAGAAGAATTGGGACGCCGAAAAGCAAAAGATCGCACTGGCCCAGGCCAGGCAAGAGCAGCGCGTCGCCGATGTGCGGTTGACCCAATCTCAAATCACGCAGGAAATCTCGAATGAATACGCAAAAAGGTCAAAGCTACTGGCTGATCGCCAGCCTGATGCTCATGTTGGCGGGGTGTGCAACATCACCACAGCCGGTGACAGGGATTTGTCCGCCGTTTCCGAAGCTCCCGCAGGAGCTGCAAGCATCCCCGCCGACGCTCTATCTCTTACCGCTGGAGATGCGGGAGCGGTGAGTTGCGCTCAATTGAGCAAGGACGCTGCCCAAACCACCCTGATGCTGCTTGAGGTACAGCGGTGGTACCAAAAACAATCAGCAATTGAACCTTAAACAGAAGCCCGGCTTGTCTTAGGACAGGTCGGGCTTTTTGTCGTTTGTGCGGTCGGGAATCCTTCTGGATCCATGGGAATCTAATCCTTCTTAGCTTTATCGATCAGAGAAAGAAGGTTTTTCATTGCGCTGGCCTGTGCAAATCCATCATAGATCTTGTCATCAAGGAGCTCCCTAGCTGACGGGCCTTCCTTGCACTTTCCTCCAGCCTTCACCAATGCATCCACCATTTCTGTATTGTTACTTCGTCTGTAAAGGTGCGAGTACTTGGCGATATCTAGAGGGAAGTCTCCCTCGTTGTCTGGAATGTTTGGGTCTGCGCCGTTTTCAAGAAGATCAATTGCCAGTCCATAGTAAGTCTCATCAACTGCTACGTACAAAGCAGTGCGTCCCTCGTCATCACGAAAATTGATGTCATGCCCTAATTTAAGCAAGTGATCCACCAGTCTCCCGTTCCCGTCGCTGGCGGCGATGACGAGTGCGTCTGGCGCACCAAGGTATGGATATTTTGGCTTCTTTCGTCACCTCGTTCTCCAGCAGGGCATCGGCCAGCAGGCGCTTGAGCCTGGCGTTCTCGACCTCCAGCTCTTTGAGCCGCTTGGCGTCCGAGACGTTCATGCCGCCAAACTTGCTGCGCCAGAGGTAATAGCTGGCCTCCGAGAAGCCGTGTCGGCGGCACAGCTCGCCAACCGCCAAGCCCGCCTCGGCTTCGCGCAGGAAGCCAATGATCTGTTCTTCTGTAAATCTCTTCTTCACGTCCAATCTCCTGTCATGTGGGATTGGACTCCAGAGTCAACTGCTACTCAAATGCGGGGGGACGTCGGGTCAATGCCCATTCATGATTGGAAGGCCGCACTGACCCGGGTTACCATCGAGTTCGGAGACCGTCTCTCCGATATTTGATGTCCGCCCCGTTTACACAAAATTCAGGACACGCCCAGTTTGAGACGTTCTGATGGCACGTATTCAGCATTAGGCTGGGGGCAGTCCTTCAACTGGGATATTATGACTGGCAGCTGCCGACCCATTGCCGTCCTTCGATTGCCACGAGTAGAGGACTGCTTTTCCAACAAGAGCGGTCCGTCAGCCGGGCCAAGGAATTTTGATGATGCGCATTTTGGGAATTGGCACACTTTGCTTCGGAAAA